GCCCGTTGTTATGGATTGTGCTACCTTAAGAATAGACGATCTGGATTCTCATTTATGGCATCAGGCGAGGTGGTTAACTTGGCAACTATATCCTCTGACTCTAGATATGGAATACTATCTAAGAGTGGACCAGATGCGAAGAAGATGTTTACGGACAAAGTGGTACCAATATCGGTTAATTACCCCTTCTTTTTCAAGCCGATACAGGACGGTATGGACAGACCAAAGACAGAGCTCGCGTATCGCGTACCTGCGACAAAGTACACCCGTAAGAAGCTCGAGACAAACGAATCGCTTAGAGAGCTCGACGGTCTTGACACCACGATCGACTGGAAGAATACCGGTGACAACTCGTACGACGGTGAGAAACTCAAGCTACTCGTCCACGACGAGAGCGGTAAATGGGAAAAGCCGACGAACATCCTCAACAACTGGAGGGTTACGAAAACCTGTTTACGATTAGGTAGTAGAATTATTGGAAAGTGTATGATGGGTTCAACAAGCAACTCATTAGATAAAGGTGGAGACAATTTTAAAAAGCTTTATTATGACTCAGATATTACACAAAGAAACCGCAATGGACAGACTAGCTCAGGACTATATTCTTTGTTCATACCTATGGAATGGAACTACGAAGGATATATTGATATGTATGGAGCACCTGTCTTCGACACTCCGGACAAAACGGTACTCGATGCAGTTGGCGACAAGATCGAGCAAGGAGTAATAGAGTATTGGGAAAACGAAGTAGAAGGTTTAAAAAATGATCAAGACGGTTTAAACGAGTTTTACAGACAGTTTCCTCGAACAGAAAGTCATGCGTTTAGAGACGAAGCAAAACAATCGCTTTTTAATCTAACTAAAATATACGAACAAATAGATTACAACGATGACATAGCTAAGTCATCACTTGTAACATTAGGTTCGTTTCAATGGAAAAACGGTATTAAAGATAGTACTGTAGAATTTATGCCCAATAAAAACGGAAGATTTAAAGTTAGTTGTGTGCCAAAGCTATAAATTCAAAACAGAATAAGACTTAAAAATGGTATTAAGTTTCCTGGTAACGAGCACGTTGGAGCATTTGGCTGTGATAGTTACGATATATCAGGCACGGTTGATGGCATAGGATCTAATGGAGCATTACACGGACTTACAAAATATTCAATGGAAGAAGCACCTGCTAATAGCTTTTTTTTAGAGTATGTTGCTCGGCCACAAACAGCTGAGATATTTTTTGAAGATGTACTTATGGCTTGTGTTTTTTACGGCATGCCAATACTAGCAGAAAATAATAAACCAAGACTATTATACCATTTTAAAAGAAGAGGTTATAGAGGCTTTTCAATGAACAGGCCTGATAAAGTTTACAGTAAATTATCTGTAACAGAAAAAGAAATAGGTGGTATACCTAACTCTTCACAAGATATGAAGCAGTCACACGCTGCTGCTATAGAATCTTATATAGAAAAATATGTAGGGTTTAATAATGAAGGATGTGGCGATATGTATTTTAACAGAACGCTAGAAGACTGGGCTAGGTTTGATATAAACAACCGAACAAAGTTTGATGCGTCAATAAGTTCTGGACTTGCTATAATGGCTTGCAATAAAAACCTTTATACACCAGTTCAAGAACGACAAATTAAAAGTATAAACCTTGGAATAAAAAGGTACGACAACAAAGGATCAAGATCAAAAATAATTTAAATAAATGATTAATAAAGCTATAAAGAGTTCTTTTCCCAGCCAAGCGGTTAGTGATTTAGAAAAGATGAGCGCAGAGTACGGCGCTAAGGTTGGTAGAGCTATAGAGCATGAGTGGTTCAATACTAAAGATGGTTATGACGGTAAAAACGGATCAGGTAGATATTCAACGTCAAGACAATCATTTCACTCGTTAAGACTATACGCTAGAGGAGAACAGTCTGTTAGAAAATATAAAGATGAATTATCTATTAACGGTGATTTATCTTATTTAAACTTAGACTGGAAACCAGTACCTATTATACCCAAGTTTGTTGATATTGTTGTTAACGGTATGGCAGACAGGTCTTACGACATTAAAGCTTATTCGCAAGATCCAGCTTCAATAAAAGAACGTACTGACTATGTTACTAAGATAGCTGAAGATATGCAGGCTAAACCTTTTAACGACGCGGTGGCTGGACAATTAGGTATAGATATATATCAAACTGATCAAAGCAAACTACCTGAGTCTACAGAAGAATTAGAGCTACACATGCAGCTTGATTATAAGCAGTCTGTAGAAATAGCAGAAGAAGAAGCTATTAATAGTGTTTTTGATAAAAACAAATACGAGCTTATATCTAGAAGAATTAATAACGATTTAACTGTTATTGGTATCGGTGCTGCTAAAAGTTCTTTTAACAAGGCAGAAGGCATTAAAGTAGAATACGTAGATCCTGCTGATTTAGTTTACTCTAACACAGACTCACCTTACTTTGATGATATATATTATGTGGGTGAAGTAAAAGAGGTTTATTTAAACGAGCTTAAAAAACAGTTTCCAGATCTTACTGATGATCAGTTAGAGTCTTATAAAGGCTATAACTCTTCTTATAGTAACACTGCTTACAACTCTAAAGCTGACGAAGACAATACAGCGACAGTATTATACTTTGAGTATAAAACATATGCTAATCAAGTTCACAAAATTAAAAAGACTGCTACAGGCGGCAGCAAAGCTATAGAGAAAAACGATACGTTTAATCCTCCAGCGTCTGATGATTTTGAAAAAGTAGACAGAGCTATTGAAGTTATTTACGAAGGCGCTAAAGTAATTGGCAGTAAAGAGCTTTTAAAATGGGAGCTTAAAAAGAATATGATCAGACCAAAGGCAGATACAACTAAAGCTCAAATGAGCTATGCTATCTGTGCGCCACGTATGTACGAAGGTCGTATTGAAAGTTTAGTAAGCCGCATGACTAACTTTGCTGATATGATTCAGCTTACGCATTTAAAGCTACAGCAAGTATTATCTAGAGTAGTGCCTGATGGTGTTTACTTAGATGCTGATGCTTTAGCTGAAATAGATTTAGGTAACGGTACTAATTACAACCCACAAGAAGCACTTAATATGTACTTTCAAACTGGTAGTGTAATTGGTAGATCTATGACACAAGACGGCGATATGAATCGTGGTCGATTACCTATTACGGAACTTAATTCAAATGGAGGTAATAATAAGATCAGTGCACTTATAAGCACCTACAATTATTATTTACAAATGATGCGTGATGTTACTGGCTTGAACGAAGCTAGAGACGGAAGCGTACCAGATAAAAATGCTTTAGTAGGGCTGCAAAAATTAGCTGCAGCAAATTCTAACACAGCAACAAGGCACCTATTGCAATCAAGCTTGTATATAACCCTAACAATGGCAGAGTGTATTGCAATGCGAGTGTCTGATGTTATAGAATATTCACCAACTAAAGAATCATTTATTAAAACGCTAGGTAAGTTTAATGTTTCTACATTAGAGGAAATGGCTAACTTGCACTTGCATGATTTTGGTATATTTTTAGAGCTTGCACCAGATGAAGAAGAAAAAGCTAAACTAGAAAATAATATTCAAGTTGCTTTACAGTCTGGTCAAATATTTTTAGAAGATGCTATTGATATTAGAGAAGTACGTAATATTAAGCTAGCTAATCAGCTGCTTAAAATACGCAGAAAAAAGAAACAAGATCAAGATCAACAGATACAACAACAAAATATTCAAGCTCAGAGCCAAGCAAACGCTCAAGCTGCTCAAGCTGCTGCACAAGCAGATATGCAAAAGCAACAAGCTCTTACAGAATCAAAAGCTCAGTTAGAGCAAATGAAGTCACAGCTTGAAATAGCTAAAATGGAACGAGAAGCTGCAATTAAAAAAGAGTTAATGCAGTACGAGTTTGAAATAAACAAACAATTACAAGAAGCACAACTTGCTGTTGTAAAAGAAAAAGATAAGTTTAAAGAAGATCGTAAAGACGAAAGAACTAAAATACAAGCATCACAGCAAAGTGAGCTTATAGATCAAAGAAAAAACAACGCACCGCCAAAAAGCTTTGAGTCCGCAGGACAAGATACATTAGGTGGATTTGGACTTGAACAGTTCGAGCCGCGTTGAGAATAAACAAACAATTATATAATATTTTATCATGTCAGAACAAACACAACCTATAGAAGAGGTAGTAGAAGAAACAGTTCAACAAACTAAAGCTGTAGAAGAAACACCTCAAGAAGATACTTCATATAAAGAAGTTAAAGAAGATGGTACTATTAAATTAGACCTAGGAAAACTAAAAGAGTTTCAAAACAAAAACGAAAAGACAGATGTTAAAGAAGAAGTGCGGGTGCAAGCACAAGAAACGCAAGAGCCAGTCACTGAGCAAAAAGAAGAGATCGTCGAAGAGATCTTACAAGAAGTAACCGACGAGCCAAAACAACCTGTCGCTGAAGTAACACAAGAAGTTACTAAAGAAGAAATTACGCCTCAACCAGAAGTAAAACTACCAGAGAATATTGAAAGTTTGGTAAAGTTTATGGAAGAAACAGGTGGTACTATTGAAGAGTATGTAAGGCTAAATGCTGATTACTCTAATGTAGATAATAACACACTATTAAAAGAATATTACAAGTCAACCAAATCTCACCTAGATAATAGCGAGATTGATTTTTTAATTGAAGATAGCTTTTCATTTGACGAAGATTTAGATGAACAGCGCGATATTAGAAAAAAGAAGTTGGCTTTGAAAGAAGAAGTTGCGAAAGCTAAGAAGTTTCTTAATGGAATGAAAGACGAATACTACAAGGAAGTCAAGTTGGGTTCTAAGTTGTCTAAAGATCAGCAAGATGCTATTAACTTTTATAACGAGTACAACCAAAAACAATCTGCCGCTAGTGAAGTCCAGCAAAAGCAGTACAAGCAATTTGAGCAAACTACCAATAATGTTTTTAACGAAAACTTCAAAGGTTTTGATTTTAAAGTTGGAGACAAAAAATATAGGTACAATGTAAAAGATGCCGCTGCTACTAAGGATTACCAAAGCGACATATCTAACTTCGTGAGGGAGTTCCTCGACGAAAACGATATGATGAAAGACGCTGCAGGTTATCACAAAGCTTTATATGCAGGTAGAAACATCGATAAAATTGTATCGCATTTTTACGAGCAAGGTAAAGCTGATGCTATAAAAGAAACTGCCATCAAGTCAAAAAACATTGACATGGGCCCTAGAACTGTTAAACCAGTTGTAGACGCAGGTGGTATAAAAGTTAAAGTATTAGGTGGTGAAGATAGTTCAAGGTTGAAATTTAAAATTAGAAAAAAATAAAAACAACTTAAAAACTAAAAAAAAATGGGATTTAACACATCTTTAGGATTAGGTGGATCATATTCATTAACTCCTAGCCCAACACCTGCCGTAACAGCAAACAACTATGTTGACTTTACTGCTACAGCTACAGCTGGATGGGCACAACAATATCTTCCTGAATTGTACGAGCAAGAAGTAGAGCGATACGGAAACCGTACTATCAGTGGATTTTTA